TCGATCTCGGCGATCTGCTCGTCGATCAGTGATTTAACCGGTGCGGTACTCATGCTGCGGCCCTCTTGAGCTGCTCGTTGCGCTCGACGAACTTGGCGTCCAGCGCATCGCGGTAACGGTTGGCGGTAGGGGAATCGACCAGGTCAGCGAACTCGGCCATTTCGATCATGCCCATCACGAAGGTGCGGTCTGGTACCGGGGTGCAAGACTTCTTCATCTTGGCGATTTCCAGGCCCAGGCGGGCGAGGGCGGTATGGGTGTTCATAGTTCGTCGTCCTCGGCCTGGGCGGCCAGTGCATCGTCAGCAAGGGGCCGGAGTAGCGCCTCTGCAATTTCGCCAAGCTTGCCGAAGGGGTGATCGCTGTAGCCCAGCAACTGGGATACGGAATCTTTGTCAGCGCGCCCGCAGTTGTTGGCGATCAGCATCCAGCCAAGTGCCGGTGTGCCCACATCACAGTCCGCCTGCCGGGCGTTCGCCAGTTCGTCCGCCGCCAGTGCCAGTTCAGCGACCGTGACGACCTGAGGCCTACGCAGGCGCCTCTGGAACTTCACATCCTGACCGAAGCGCACCAGCTGCTCGGTGGCGTTGTACAGCCATTCAGCGCGCGCCAGTTCCAGTGGGCTTTCGCTGACTGGAGGCGGCAGACGATTATCAAATTCACTTTGTGCAAGCGCTGTTGCGTTCATGCTGCCTCCAGCGTTCAAGTTCCAGCCACAGGTAAGAGACATGCTGCCCCGGCCCGTGCCGGGCGGTGACGCGGTTGAAGTGTTTAAGGTTTACGTGCAGCTTTGCCTTCTTCCGTTTTGGCCAGGCACTGCCGCAGATCTTGCAAACGTGAGCGACAAGCTCTTCGGCCATGGCGACCTCCAGTGTTTTGGGTTAGGCGGACTTGGTCTTGGTTGGCGCTTTAGCCTCAAGATCGGCAAGCTCTTTTTTGATCGTTTCAATACGCTTGACTCTGGCTTCATCGGCCAACGCTTCGTATCTTTCGATGACGGCGGAAGGAATTACGATGCCTTCGATCTTTTGCCATTCAGGGACATTGAAGTACTGGTGATCGCCAGCAACGTACGGGACGCTATCCTCATCAAGCTGGGCCTGGGCCATAACCAAGGCCGCTTCGTAACTTGTGCAGGGATAAATGGTCTTGCTGCTCCCGCTACCGTCGCGGTATTCGTGCAGTCGATAGCTCAGGTCGCCATCAGACTTGCCCATCAGGGATACAAGCTTGATGCCTTCAAGGCGAGCATGGTGGTAGAAAGAGTCGGCGTCATAGACCTTGTTGCTGTCGGTCCAGCTGATGATCTCCGGGTAGTACCCAGCGACGAAAAGGTGAGTGATTTGGCCAGACATGAAGTTCTTCAGGGTTTCGAGCTGGCTTTCATCGGAGCTCTTCACGAACTGCAAGAGCGCACTGGTTTGCAATTTCGCCTTGTCACGCTCTAGGCAGAGACGCCGTTCTTGATCGTCGATCTGCCCCTGGAGCTTTTTGCGATCACTTTCGTAGCGCGCCTCAAGTTCGCGCAGGTTCTTTTCCTTCCACGACTCAGCCGGCGCGTCGTGGAGACTTTTCACCACGAAGTTTTCGCCGCTCGGGACTTCCTGACCGGCGCTGACGAAGATCTCTTGGACGATCGTTTGTTGGGCATTCAGCTTGCCAACGACAAGAACCTTCTTGCCGTCGTCGGTGTATTTGATGTCGATCATGACTCTCTCCGTTCGTTGGTTCACCCGGTTAGAGCGTATGGCTGCACATGCTTGCAATGGCTTCATCTATCAGCGCCGATTTGGCTTCTTCGCCATCGAGGAACCGAATGCAATCAGGCATTACCGTGCCGATGGAGCCGTCCGAATACTCAACCAGTGCAACGGTGTAGTTGCCTGGGCCCGACTCGAACTCTTCGTATTCGCCTGCCCATTGGTGGAAGCGGCCTTCTCGAAGATCCTTGAAGCCGGTTTTCTTATTGCCTTCCCAGATGGGGGCCATGGTCATAACTGGTCGCATTTCTGATTCCTCAGTGGTTGGTTCACCTGTATTCGTCAACACTCATGCCTCCCGCTGGTTGCCGATGGGCGCGGGGGAGGAGTGCTGACGTAATAGAGGTGGGGAAGGGGAGGTGCCGGTCTTTCCCGGCTGTCATGGCGCTGGTTGTTCAGTACGGCTTTTCAACCTTGCCTTGGTCTTGCAGGCTTTTGATGTGAAAGAGGCCGTCCAGCATGGCGTCCATCTGTTTTGCCAATTGGATGCGAAGGCCATCCTTCAGTGCGCCCGACACATTCCGCACGCTCTGGGTCATTTCCTTCGTGAAGTCTTCGGCGCAGACCTGAGTCATGATGTATTCGGCACGGGTGACCGTGTTGTAGTCGCTCGTCGCGGCCTTGCCTGTGCGCGGCTCAACCTTCGCAGACCAGTAAGCGTTCACGGTCTTTTCCAGCTCTTTGCGAATTGTTGTGGCCGGACCTTCTGGCTCGCCCCAGGTATTTACCCGGCGATACTCGCGCTCAAAGGAACCGTTGATGGTTTCGTTGATTGCCGCCTCAATTTGCGCTGTCACACGCTCGTTGAAGATCTTGTCGATGCGCTTCTTCAGTTCCGCAGCGACCATGCCGGAAAGGTCATCGGTATCGCGCAGCAGTTCATCAGATACCTTGGCTACGATTGCGGTTTTCAGATCGTCTTCATTGATGTTGAGCATTTCGGTGGTCTCCTTGGATTTCCAATGCCGCCTCATAGAAGCGGCATCAGGAATATTCGGATCAGCCATGCGCATAAGGCACGCCGTTTGCGATAAGCCACTTCTCCATCCATGCATTGGTGGAGTGTTCAATGCTCCGGCAGTCGAAGCTGAGGCAGTCCTCGGCATCACTGTTGAAGTGACCGCCGTCTGGCATCACCACTCGCAGCCATGTTTCGTCATGGCCTTTATGCATGCTGAGCGTGCAACCTGCTTTCAGCAGCGGCACCAAGCTCACCGTTACCTGTCTGCCCATCTTTGTATCTCCTTGCTTGTTTGATTTTCCGGATGACCCTGTCGCCAAGGTCATCGAGGAAATCTGTGAGCCGTGACCCGCTACTGGCGTCGGTCACCGGCTTGAATCAATGTGGTCGCCTGTTTTTACAGGGGCAGGCTCCCTGTTTCCTCGCTTTCCACAGTCGAGGGAAATCCATATGCTTCGACTTCCACAGTCGAAACAAGGAATGTAGTAATGGCGAATTACATGGTGCGGGTTGAGATTTTCAAGGCTGACAGCGAGGAATACGCAGACCTACATAAGGCGCTGGAAGCGCTTGGCCTCAAGAGGACGGTTCAAGGGGATAATGGGGTTCTTAGGATGCCGCCTGGCACCTACTACGGAGCAAGCTCGCTGGGAACCTATGAGCTGAGGGAGAAAGTTAAGACTATTGCCGCCCCCTTCTCCTACCCGGCCGATCCTTCAGTGTTTGTCTCTGAGTCAAGCGACTGGTCTGGCTGGCTTCGACCAGCCTGAGACGAGCTACCGCCCCCAGCGAACGCTCTGCCTTTAGGCATTTCGCTCACCCAGTAGGCCAGGTGGTTTGAAGCGATGGAGAAAGCCTCATCAAAAGTGACGCTTTCGTCCGTCGCTATCTCCTGAACGATCTGGCGAAATCGTTCAATCTGTTCTTCGTTCATCTCACTCTCCTGCTTTCCGCGTGGTCCTGAGTAGGGCCACCTGGAGAGCATCCGACTTGAATTTGGTGCCCGGATATTTACCCACGCCGGGCCGTGGTAGCCTCTCAAGTCCCTACAACCGTTGAGGCAACAACATGGAAATTGCTAAACCGAAATGCTCAGCATGCGGAGTGGAAGGATTGACCAAGATCGCCATCCAGACCGCTCCGACAAATAAGAACATCCTGATTGCAAGCTGTGGCGACTGCGGGAACATCCATTCGGTGTTTGCAAAGCCTTTTGAGCCGCCTCAGGTGCCGAGAGCAAACCAGGTCGAGATCATTCAGTAGCCAGGAACTGAGGGTAAGTGGCGGCTGGGTCCTGCTCAGCACCTTGTCGCCACAACTCAACAAAGTGCCGGTAAGCAGATTCGGCGAACTGCTTGGCCAACTGATCAAACTCGTCGGTGCCTGGCTTTGGAATTACTTCAATCGTCAATCCTTCAATCTTCATCTGCTAACTCTCCTGTTTGATTTCCCTGATACCCCTCGTGAGAAGGGCATCGAGGAAATCTGTCTCGCTACGCATATCTGGATCATTCGCCAGTTCGGTATCCCTCGATCCGCCGCAGGTTCTCCCTGCGTTTCCTTCCAGCACCCAAGTCACTCCCCAGGCGGTAGGTCAGATCAGATCGCCGGTCCCCAGTAGAGGCGTAGCGGCTTAATAGTTAGTTTTTGACAGAGCCTTTGCATCGGCCCTCCATGTCCTTGCCGGACAGGCGGCCCCGCTGTTATTTCCGCAGCGGGATCGTCTTCTGAATTTTTAAAGAGCGGTTCAGGCCGAGGGCCCTTCGCAGTGGCTGTGTGTCGCTGCGATGGGTTAAAAGTAGCACTGCTGTTATTAATGAGTCAACAGCACTGCTGATATATTTTATTGCGGGCATAAAAAAAGCCCGCTGAGTGGCGGGCTTTGTTTCCTGGGTGGCGGCTACCACTCAAGCATTTCAGGGACTATCCACTCCGGAGGCTGGCCGTCTTTAGATATTCGAACCATCCCTGCTTCCAGCTGATAGACCTGAACGACAGCGCCAATCTTGACTCCGCGTTTTATCGAGGTCGATGGGTCTGCGGTTGCGCGGATGGGCGCCGCGAATGTAGCTGGCTTGGATTTGCTCCCCACCTTCAAGGTTGGCGATTTAGCTTTAGGTGTTGCCGGATCGCCAGCAACGCTTGGCGGCTTGGAAAAAACGGCCCACTTGGTCAGCGTCCAATAGTTGATCCTCCCGAGCTCTGGGCTTTTACTATACTCCGAGGCGAGCTTCAGGCCGATCTGCATGTGGTCGCCGCGGACCTGCATTACCGTCCATGATATGTCAGAGCTGACATTGCTCTGATGGAAGCAGTATCTGGACCCAGTGATCTCCGCCCAGGCCGTGTATTCAGCTCTGGCGTAGTGGTCAAGAGCTCTATCTAGGTCACTTCCGGTCATGCAGCCGATAGCTGATGAGTCCAGCCAAACTTGCTGGTCGGCTCTCGGCGTCGATGGCGACGCTGAGTTACCAGATTGCAGAGAGGATCTATCGGACATCGCGCCAAATATCATCAGGGCGCCAAATGCGATTATTGGGGTCAGCACTATCCATAGCAGTATCTTGCCCCACGATCCAGGCTTAGCAGTCTGGACTGAGGCTGAAGTTGTTAGGTCGGCCTGGCAATGTCTGCACCGAATCGCTTCTGCCTTGATTGTTTCTGCGCAGTAAGGGCATGCCTTTTCTTCCATTGCTAACCACTCCCGTAATTGAGCCAGCACTTTACCACTCGTGGCGTACAGCCACCATCTGAGTGGCAGGAAAGGGCAGATACAAGAAGCCCGGCGCTGGGCCGGGCTTTGGTACGGAGGAACTGCTACTGGATGAACTTGGCGGCAGTAAAGGCTAGCCCGGCCAGCACTCCTGCAAGACCTATATATTTCCAGGTTTGCTCATTGATAGTCTTTTGGACATCAGTGATTGATTTTTGAAAGCTGACAGCTAGGTCCTGAACGTCCTTGCCGCTAGCCCTTACATAGCCCGCAAGGTCATCCTTTGAGGCCAATAAGGCAAGGTCTGCCTTCGTAGCCAGGTTCGGGAACACATGTTTATCGAATGAGCCCAGAGTTGTTTCAATGCGTGCAAGCGCCTCCCGTATTTCTGGGATAGATTTTTCAAGGTTCGCTACGCGCGCTTCCATTGGATGCTCTCCTGGAGGTTCTTCTCCACCAGTATTGCCGGTGTCGGAGCTTCTGTCACCTTTCCTTACCGGGACGATGTGGCCCTTGGAGTCCAGAACCGCATTCAGTCTAGTCATTTTCCGATTTCCGAGAATCGAATTGCTCGACCATTCGAGATAGGGTTTTCGCTAGAGATCGAGCTGTCTCGATAGGCATAGTCACGGCGCCGACATCCAAGCGGAACAATTCCGCCTCTCCTGTTTCGATCTCGGCGGGTCTTTCTGCATAGTTCACAATTTTGGACGTTTTGACGAGAAGGGAGGTTCTGCCGAAAGTTAGATGGACCGCATCCTGTTCATTCCAGCTGATAGCGAAAGCATCGAACTGATCAACCTGCTCATCCATATAGCTTCCCGCTTGAACGTGCGGGATTATCGTCGTGTTTGTGGGTTGGCTCACTTCCATCTCCGTGCGCTGTGCGCTCAATCGAAATTCTAAAATTCTTCCAACATCACTATTCAGGATTGGCTCGCACAATCCTTCCTGCCTTCACCTCATCCGCATAACCCGCCAGCTTGTCCTCTGCATCCTGGTAGCTCGCTGCAATCTTCAGTAGCTCCCTGGCTTCGCCTTCCTGGCCTGCCTCGGACAGCCGCACGGCAGCCTGCATCAGATCAACGCCCGCCCACTTGAGCAGGGCCGCAGCCTCTTTAAGGTCGCGGCGCAGCTGCTGATTGGGTTTGGTGAGGGGCATGGGTTACAAGTCCCCGCCGCGCCAAATTACGCGACCGATAATCCGGTGCTCATTAATCTCGCCATCAGGCAGCACGATATCGGGATATTTATTTTCGTCAGGGTTGTCGCTCTGGATGATCCAGGAGGCCCCGTGCTTTATGAGGCGCTTGACGATTGTTCCTTTGTCCGTGCTTGCCAGAACAAAGACATGGCCATCCGCCGGATCGGTCTTGGACGTGTCCAGCAGCAGCACATCATGATCATCAATTGTTGGCCACATGCTCTCGCCATCGGCATAGATAACGATCAGGCTTGTGGGGTTTGCGCCCTTTAGGCGCAGCCAATCACGCTTGAAGGCCAGGGTGGACTTTACCTCGACGTGCGGATTGTCATGACCAATGCCTGCGGCCGCCCTAGCGTCGTATTGAGGAATGAAGGCGTAGCGATCATCAATGACCCCCTCATCCTCGCCGACAGGAAATGGGGTGTTGGCCGCATCTTTTTTAAGCGGATCAGCTTTCGACTGAGCTGGCGCAGCTCGCCGAATTCCTGATGCTAGGGTCGGACTGACCTCGTAAGGCTCAAAATCTAGGGCGTCCGATAGTTTCACCAGTGCATCAAGATTGAGGGCCACCTTGCCGGTCATGTACTGGCTTACGGTGCTTTGTGGCGAATTCCACCCACAACGCAGCCCTACCTCCATTTGGCTGATGGCCTTGCCGCCGCCATCTTTGGCTTCGCGAACTCTGCGCTTGTAAATTTCACTCAGGCGCTTTGCGTCGGCTAATTGCTCCTCATCGAGAGGAGTGCGTACAGGTTTTTTCATGCGTGCGATTTAGTAGCAGGGCTGCTTTTTAAGCAAACAGCACTGCTGATCATTCCCTTGTTTTATATGAAACAGCAGTGCTAATATCTGACCATATCCAAACCGAGTTACTACCCATGAAGACTGTAACCCTTGGGGAATACCTGTTGTCGCACGGCACCCAAAGCGATCTCGCCAAGGGGCTGGGCATCCAGCAGAGCGCTGTTTCTCAGATGTTCAGATCCGGCCGAAATATCTCCATAACGATCCACGACGACGGCGCCATTGAGGCCAGCGAGACAAGGCCAATTCCGGCCAGGAAGTCCGCCTGACATCCCTGTCCGCCGTTCCATTGAGCAAATGATCGCCTCTGCACCTGCAGGGCGCCACGTAAAGAAATTCGAGGTTTTAGGTATGCAGGATTTTCTGAGGGCTTGCGACACCTCTGTCGAAGAGGCGAACACCAAGAATCTCGCGACGCTGATGAGCATGCCGCCGGTGAGCTTGCTCCAGCGCGCCAACGCGAACTACGACGGCGCCTGGTTCAACGTGAAGCACCTGTATTCCTTGCTGCTGCATACCGAGGACATGCGGCCACTGGCTGCGCTGGCTGGCGAGTTCGGCTATTCGATCGTGAAGACTGACCAGCCCAAGGCTATCGACATTCATGACGCGCTAGGGCGCGCAACCCTGGAGTTTGCAGAAGTCACCGTCGAGACGCATGCGGCGATGGCTGATGGTCGAGTAGACCAGGTTGATCGCGCCCGGATTCTTCGCGAGATCGACCACGCCGAAAGCGCTTTGGCGCAGCTGAAAGCCTCCGTGAAGGTTGCCTAATGAAAGCCGAACTGAAACTTCAACTAAATGCTGAGCCGGGCCTCTCTGAGCTTGAGGGGCTAGTTGCCACCCTTGAACAGGTTCTCGCCGACGCTCCTCACCTTCGCTTGAAGGTCCTCGATCTGCTTTTCACCCTCAGCGACGGCAGCCTCAAACCCGGCTTTGTCGAGTTGGTGGCTATTCCCGCATTCGGGACAGATGGTCATTCGGTCATTGAGCTTCAGATCACCGACCGACTGAGAGAATTGGTGGGCGCACTCGCCGCAGGTGATGTTGAAGTTTTGGGTATCGATTAAAGACATGTCCGGCCTCCTAGGCCTTTTCGTGTGGAAGCAAAAAGCTACCACGGATGCGCCGGACACCTATACCGCGCCACGTTTTTCAATTCAGCAAAACGTGGCGCAAAACCCCAGCCGCAAATTGCGGGCGCAAAAAAGCCAGGTTCACGGCCTGGCTGATTGCGACACTAAAGGAAAATCTACATGAGCAATTTAACCCAAAACGCCATCAGCGTAAACGGTCCAGCAATTACCGTCGAGCAGGTTACGCCTGAGATCGCTCGTGCGTGGCTTGAGCGTAACACTGGAAATCGCGCGGCAAGCATGGCGCATGTCGCGAAGCTCGAAAAAGCGATCCGGGATGGCGGCTGGAAGATGACCGGCGACCCGATCCGCTTCTCAAAGGGTGGCAGCCTGCTGGATGGTCAGCACCGCCTACATGCCATTCTTCAATCCGGCATCACCGTCACTTGCGTCGTAATGCGAGGGTTTGACGAAAGCATTTTCGACGTACTCGACAGCGGCAAAGGCCGTCAGAAGTCTGATGTGTTGTTCGTTCAGCTGGGTCTCCCCGTTGAGACCTGCAAGATGCTGGCGACTGCCACCACATGGGTCATTGATTACGAGAAAGAGCAGTTTGGTTTTCCCGGTAAAGCAGAGAAGACAGATGTTCTGGAGTTCGTTAAACGCAACCCGCTGCTGATCGCCGCCGCCGAATACGGTCAAACCCTTCCTCGGCAATCTCCCGTCCCACGATCCATTGCGGCGATGTTCTATTTCTACGCAAGCCAGCGCAACCAGCCCTTGGCTGAGCGATTCCTTGAGCGATTCATGGTGGGGGCCGTTGAGGGCGTCAACGACAACCTGCTGTATCTGCGGAATCGCTGCTTTGCCGCATCTGTTGACCGTCGCCCGATCCACCGAAGCCAAGTCATTGGAGCCCTGATTCGCACCTGGAACGCAGAGCTGCGTGGCAAGCCTATCAAGCACGCGACCAACGTTATGCGAGTCGACGACACCTTCCCGACCTTCATCTAAATAGGATGGGGGCGGGAAACCGTCCCCTGTCAAAAAATGGCCGATCAAATCATTCAGTGCCAGGCATCCCTGATCAAGGTCGCGAATCGATTCCGCAAGGACTTCGGCGACATTGAAAGCCTGGCCGCAAGCATTTCAGAGATTGGGCTCTTGCAGCCAATCGGCATCGACTCCGGGTATCGCCTCGTTTTTGGTGAGCGCCGCCTGCGTGCCTGCCTATCCCTCGGCTGGGAAAAGATTCCAGTCCGCACCGTTCACCTCGATTCAATCTTGCAAGGCGAGCTGGCCGAGAATGAATTCCGCAAGGACTTCACCCCGTCCGAGCGCGTTGCCATTGGCGAGGCGATTGAGCTAGAGCTGGGCGAGCGCCATGGTGGTGACAGGAAAGGGGTCGCAACAGAGGATCAAGAGGGAAAAAATTCCACCTTGATCGAGGGTAAAACTAGGGATATTGCCGCGAAAGCGGCGGGGTTCGGCAATGGAAAGACCTACGAGCAGGCCAAGCGCGTAGCTAACGAGGCCGCACCCGAGCTTGTTCAGGCAATGGATGAGGGGCGCGCCTCTGTATCTGGTGCCTTGGCGCTGTTGGTGCTGCCAAAGGACCAGCAGGCCTCTGTGGCGGCCGGAGACAAGAAGTCGATTCAGCAGGCCTCCAAGGCCGCCAAGGCGCCGCCTAAGGAGCAGGCTCGCGCATCTGACCTGATCCTCAGCGTAATTACCCAGGTTGAACTGATAGGCCGCTACGTCGAGCGCAGCGAGGTTGGTGTGCCTAGCTTTGCTGGTCAGTTTCTATCTGACCTGATCGAGGCAGACGCGACCATTCAGGCGCGACTTTCCGCCATTCTTCCGGTGCTGCAAGGCCTCTCAGATATCGCTAGCGCGGTGGAGGCCTGACATGCAGTTCACACTATCTATTAACCAAGTTAAGTCGCTTGAGTGGGGCCTGAACTCCCAGCAAGCGCTCTTGTTCGCTTTCGTCTACTCATGCCCAAGCTGGACTACTCCAGTCAAAACCGAAAACGGCATTTTCTTCGCGTTAAGCAAAGCGAAGATCGTAGAAGAATTGCCTCTGCTGACCGACAAGCCCGATACCGCTTACCGCATGCTGAAAGCCTTGGAGGAGGCGGGCTTGATTGATCTGTCAAGCACCGCAAACATCACGTTGTTCCGCCTCACCAAGAAGGCCGCCGAGTGGAACAAGAAAGAAGACGGTTCGGAAAAATATCCGACCACTCCAACCTCAAAGGGTCGGAAAAAAATCCGATCTACCTCGGATAAATCTCCGAGCAAGGTCGGAAAAAAATCCGAGCAAGGGTCGGATAAATCTCCGACAAATCAAGATACCAGTAATCAGGATACCAATCAGGATACCAGTCACAGCTTTCCGGAAGGCTCGGACAAGCCGATCCAGTCCGGCGCGCTGGTGCTGGTGGTTGATCGTGCCGAAGCGCCCCGCGTCGAAATCCCCGCCGACATGCCGGGCCCCAAAGACCAGACCTGCAAAACCTTCAAGGTCTGGGCGAACTACGCCATGGCTTACCGCAAGCGCTACAGCGCCTGGCCTGTGTGGAATGCCAAGGTCGGTGGCCAGCTCGGACAGTTGGTCGACCGCCTCGGCGCCGATGTAGCTCACCACGTCGCCGCCCACTTCCTGAAAACCAGCGACGCCGCTGTGCTGCGCAAGTGCCACAGCCTCAACGAGCTGCTGGCCAACGCCGAGAGCTATCACACCCAGTGGGTAACCGGGCAGCGCATCAACGGCACAACTGCTCGCCAGATGGAGCGGACAGAGGCGAACCACTCCGCAGCGGAGCAGGCCGCCCAGATGGTTCTGGCCAAACGCCAAGCAGGTGACCGCAATGAATACCTCTGAAATGAACGACCAGCAGGTTGCCGGGCTGGCCGCCGCCATCTGCGCCACAGCCGAGGCCATGGGCCAGGAAATGAACCCGGGGACCGCCGCAATGATGGCCGAAGACCTGTGCGCCTATCCGGTGCCAGCGGTCAAAGCCGCGTTGAAGGCCTGCCGCTTCGAGGTGAAAGGCAAGCTGGCTATGGCTGACATCCTCCAGCGCGTCCAGGCCTCCGACGGTCGCCCGGGCAAGGACGAGGCTTGGGCCATCGCAATGACCACCAACGACGAATTCGAAACCGTGGTGCTGACCGACGAAATCCAGCTGGCCCTGGCCGCCGCTAAACCGGTCCTCGACGCCGGCGACAAGATCGGTGCGCGCATGGCGTTCATCAGCGCTTACGAGCGGTTTGTCGGCCAGGCCCGCCAGGACACGAAGCCGGTGAATTGGCATGTCTCCGTGGGATTTGACGCTGGTCGTCGCATCCAGGCTGTCACCAAGGCTCTGGAGTTGAAGCGCATTCCCAGCGAACACGGCCAGAAGTACCTGGCAGACCTGAGCGTTGAGCCGATCACCGAGGATGGGCGCGCCCTGGCTGGCCTGATCACTGGCGCCGTTACCCGGCCGGCTCCAGCGCTGCGCGAAAAGTTGCAGATGGTGAAGGATTCGATGCTGGAAATGCGCGCTGCCAGTGCTGAAAGGAAGGATGAAATGCGGATAGACGCGGCCAATGAGTTGGCAGATCGCCGGGCGCTGCTGCTGAAGCAGGCGCGGGACTTGGAGCAGGAGAGGGCGCCGCAATGAATGAAGCCAGACAGCAACAGGTGCTCGCCGGGCAGTCCTCAATAGCTAAGAAGGTTTTCGGCTACGTCCCAATCCAAACGAGCTGGAGCAACCACGAAATCCACGGCGCGGTATCGACAGCCAAGGCCACCAACGCATCGCCTTACGCCATCCGCCGCGCCCTGGGCGAACTCAAGGAAGCGGGCCTGATCCGCGAGCCAGTCGGCGGCAAGTTTCAGCGTGACGCAGCAACCCCTAAACCCAAAAAGGAGCAGACCGTGACCCAGGTAGCCAAGCAGGCAGTTGTTTCGACCAAGAAGCCAGAGGCCGGCGCCCTGGATGTTCTCGCCGGCTTGTCGGTCGAGGTGGTCAGCTTGGCCGATGAGATTGGTCAGCGCTTGAAGACGCTGGCCGGCCGCATCGAAGAAGTGGCGCTGTCGGTTGAGGCTGAGCGCGAAACCAATGCCGCTGCCGTGGGCAAGCTGAAGCAGTTGCAGGAGCTGCTGAAGGGGATCTCGCAATGAAACGAGCAAACCCAGCACAGCTACGCCAATCCCTTGAGATGGCGAACACCATGGTCAAGCACGGTATTCGTTTCGTGTGCATGCCGGTGGTGGATGAGGCGGACATGGCCAATCTCGCCAGCCAGGCCGCTGAGCGCTTTGAGCGCATGGCATTGATCGCAGAAGCAGCGGAGCAGCGGACATGAGCAATCACACCAAAGAAGAATGGCTGGTAGACCGCCAGGACTATTGCGT